CTGCGATAAACCATGAATGGAATAATCGGCAACTTAATTGGTGACTATTTCGCGCGCAACGCTACTAAGCACGCACACTTAGCAGGCGAGGTCTGGACCTGGTCGGTACGGCTCGCCGCTGGAGTTGTGGTGTTCAAAGTAGGTTGCATTGCCGTGCGTGTCATCAACAAGGAACTACGCAGGGGCGACCCTAGCGCTGTCAGCCGAATCTATTCACGGCTTCTTGAATTTTGTTCGCATAAGCATGCTACCCTCCTGCGAGACAACTTTCGCATGATAAATGCGCCGGATGTTGTAACAGTAGCGGGTCATGCTCATGGCACTGCGGCTGCACGTAGATCAGCTTGGATCGACGTGTGCCGCAAACTGGTCTCTAAGGCTGGTTATAGTGAACACTATATTTCGGAGGCTGGTAGGGATACCAAGCGCGGTGTGAAAGGCCAGAAGGCCTTTTACATGGCAAAGGACGTGGCTGCTACGTATCGCTATGATGATATGGTTGGCCATTGCGTAATTCGTATGGATGATGTGGACTACTATGTAGACATGAAGGAGATGATGGCTAAAGGAAAGCCAATCCTCATGTACCACTTCAATCCACGAGACGCAGCTGGCACCGTTGATGATGGTACGTATTACATCAAGGATAACCGCGTCACTCTCAATGTCACGGGAGGTGGCTGCTATGAACACGAGGTTTGGGATTATAGCAGCGATACCATCAGCACCGACTACTGGTGGGGCACGCAAGTATTTGCTTGTGACGTGCGTGTTGATCCCCAGGACATTTCGAGACAAGTCACACTGCTACAACCCATTCGAACGATTTACGGCCCTCTAGGCTGGTTCTTGCCCGGAACTCGCCTGGCAAGACGGCAACTGTCTTTCGGCGACTGGAATAAGTTGGAGTACGTCACAAGTCAAGGCGGCGAGACTCACAAATATATCTCTTTTTCCATGAGTGGTAGCACTGTGTGCGCCACAATTCCAGAGGAGGCATTACTTGTGAGCCATTTGAAAGCAAAGCGCTCAAAAGAATCTATCATGGGCTCATTGGAGGGGCTCATTCGCACGTACGCTAAGGACCCACGATTCTCTTGGTGGGCTAGCCGGGGTAACCCAACTACACGTGCAGCGCTTATGACTGAAGTGTTGGAACTAGCCCCGCACCTTTTAGGACAGAAGGTCGGCAACCAACATCTGAGTTTCCCGTCTCCTGTGCACTACACGATGCACCACCCAGAACATTTACTGGAGACGCCGAAAAATGGCATTAGGGTTCTTGAAGTTGAACCCTTCATGGATAATGGTACTGCACCCACTTTGTGTATGTCTAACGATAAGGCTAGCATTCTACATCGCGTTACGCTGATGGCAAACACGAAAGTACCACCAAAGAAGTACGACATGTATGCGATCGAATTCATGCGTCACCTCATACCAGATGATCGCGCGGGTACATATATACCTGTCGACATTGACACAGTGTATGAACGCCAAAATCGACCACCACAACGCCGCATCCTCAATTCAGTCGTCCACTTCTTGGGTATGTGCAAGGTACCAATTGTGAAAGCATTCCAGAAGCGAGAGCCTCAATCGAAATTTGGCACTCCTCGGAACATATCACAAATGAATGCCGATTTCAAGTGTCGCTATAGCCGTTATTGCTATGCTCTGGCAGAAGCATTCTATCCACAGCGATGGTATGCTTTCTCGAAAGACCCGAAAGAATTGGAAGAATGCATCACCCACATGATGCAAAACGCCAACTTTGTAGTCCCGACGGACTTTTCGCGGTTTGATGGGACGCACAGCAAATGGTTTTCTGAAAAAGAGCTTGAACTCCTCCTAAGAGCATTTCCTGAGGAGTACCACGCTGAAATCGTTGAACTGTACAGTAGCCAGTACAATACAATTGGCTTCACCAGATTTGGGTTCATGTACGCAACTCTCTGGTCACGGCTGTCAGGCAGTCCTGAAACGAGCTTGTTTAACACTTTCGACAATGCTTTGTGTGCGTACATTGCCTTGCGAGAAAGCGGACTCAGTGCCGAGCTTGCATGGGAAGGACTTGGCATCTATGGAGGTGACGACGGCCTTACGGTCGGTGTACAGAAGAACCTGTACGAGAGCGTTGCCACCAAACTCGGTCTAACACTCAAGGCTGAGACTCTGAAGGACGAACCCCTTCCATTCTTAGGAAGGACTTGGTACGGACCATGGAACTCACCACTAACTGACGCCCTTAGCTTCTCCGATGTTGGGCGTCAATTGAGCAAATTACACATGACCACTGCTGACTCGAAAGTATCACCGCTGGTCGTGTTGTACCAGAAGGCAGTGGGTTTCTTGCTGACAGACTCTCAAACTCCCATCCTTTCCCAGTGGGCACGGGCTGTTTTGAGAATTTGCGAGCATAACCGTATCAATGGTGAAGGGTTCGATGAAGCCTGCCGATTAGACAACCGCTGGTTTGAACGTTATGACCGATCACGAAATTTCACCCCTTGCAACGCCGAAGCGTACGGACTTGTTGCAGAGTCACTCGGTGTCCCAGTTGAACACGTTTGGGATATCTGCAGTCGACTCGATGCTGTCCAAGGCACGGACAGCATTCAAGCTACCTTCTTCCACGCGATCCCCGGGCAACGCGATGACCCGAAGGAGGGACCAGTTGTGGCAGGAGGTGACTACATACCTGCAGCAGTTCCGAACCAACCCCCAAACACACCCGCGTCATTGGATGATGATTTTGAAGTTTTTGGAGAACAACCTCAAACAGTTCTCCCAGTTCACTCTTCAACAACACCAGATTCACGTCCAAAACGAGTTGCAACTACGCCACACCGAGTTTGGAACCGGAGAGGCGGACACCGCAACCGCGTGGGTACCACACAGCCAGGCGACAACGCCAGAAATGTCGCAGTGCGACCCCTTTGAGGGATTGTAGACGGTTCTACAGCAGATCTCATTAATCTGTCGCACGGGTTCGACTCCCCCT